TGTGTTAAAAGTTGATCAGTTGAGTGTGTATCAAGATGATGTTGGTACTGGTGCTACTAACTTCACTTCGTATTATACGACTCCTTGGCAGGATGCTTCTAATGTGTCTTCTCGTAAGATGTGGCGACGACCTGACTTTGTTGTGAAGCAAACCTCTGTTGCCACTAATTTAACTTTGCGTGTTTATCACGATTGGGAAGAATCTGTCGTTGCTAAGACTTATATTCTTGCTTTGGATGCTTCGGGTTCTTCTCTTATTTGGAATGCTACTGCTACAGAACCTGATGCTAACGCTGGTTGGAATGAAGCCAACTGGGGTGCTAGTGCTAGTGGTTCTGCTTTTGCTGTCGGCAAGTCTTTAGGACTTGCTCGCAGCGTTCAGTTGCAAATTCAAGGTGAGGGTGGAAAACCTTGGGGTGTCAACTCTATTACTTATAAATATAATCCACGAAAGGTGCGTGCCTGATGGCTACTGCTGCTGTTACTTATACGTTCGCTAATGGTACTAATGCTGATGGTACTCAAGTTAACTCCAACTTTTCAAGTGTCGTTAACTTTCTGAATACTGAAACTATTCAACGTGACGCAAGTATTGCGTTCACGGCTATTCCTAGTTTGCCTGCTGTTGATCCTACGACTGATAATCAGGCTGTACGTAAAGCATATGTAGATAACTTTTTACCTGCTGGTGTGATCACTCAGTATGGTGCTTCTACTGCGCCGACAGGATGGGTGTTATGTCAGGGTCAGGCTCTTAGTCGTACTAATCCTTTGTATAGTCGTTTGTTCACTGCTATCAGTACGACTTATGGTGCTGGTGATGGTACGACTACTTATAATGTTCCTAACTTGCAGGGTCGTATTCCTGTGGGTAGGGATTCCACTCAGACTGAGTTTGATGCTTTGGCTGAAACTGGTGGGTCTAAGACCAGTACGTTGACTACGGCTAATATGCCTTCTCACCAACATGGTGTTGGAACTATTGCCCCTAACACGATTGCTGATCACGTTCATGGTTTTGGTACGTTGGCTATTGCTAATACCAATCTTGGTTCTCATACACACATTCAAGATGCGCATGCGCATACTGCTAGTAGTACGGCAGATGGAAACCATAGACATGGAATTATTTCAGGTTTGGGTTCTTTCGCTATACGCAATAGTGGTTATATTGCTGGTGGATATATTGCTGGATACGATAGCAATGCCGATGGTCTTATTGATGGAACTTCCTCAACCTTGGGAGGTATGGCTGTTGCTAATGGTGGTCCTTACACGGACTACAGTTCAACTCACACTCATCCTATTACTGTTGATGCTCAAACTCCCACGAACCAATCGACAGCACTGGGGTCTCACTTACACGCCATATCAGGATCTGTCGCTACTGGTGGTGGACACACGCACACTATGAGTGGTTCTACTGCTTTTGAAGGTAGTGGCACAGCGTTCAGTAATCTTGCTCCTTACATTGTGGTGAACTACATCATCAAACTATGACAACTTGGACCGCACCCGATGTTGCGTCCCTGCGTGGTGACAACAGCAGACCTCTGCAAAAGATCTTTGGATCTTTAACAGAGTATCTTAAGCATTTTGAAACCACGATTATTGATGAAGTCATTTCTCAATCTTCTGAAACATTTGTGCGTAATGGTGAATCAACGACATTGACCATTGGTACTGTCGTGTATTTGGATGCTCAACAGGGTGATCGTGCAACTGTTAAACGTGCGTTTAATACGAGTGATGCTACGAGTGCTAAGACTCTTGGTGTCGTCGCTGAGAGTATTGCTCCTAATGCTGATGGTCTTGTGACTACGTTGGGTTATGTTTATAAATGTAATACTGGTGGTTATACTGCTGGGCAGACTTTGTATTTGGGTTCTACTGCTGGGACGTTTACTGCTACTAAACCTGTTGCGCCTAATCATATGGTTTATGTTGGTGTTGTTGTTCGTGCTAATGCTGGCAACGGCATTATTTATGTTCGTTGTCAGAATGGTTATGAGTTAGATGAGATTCATGATGTTCTGATTACGTCGCCTACTACGGGCGACATTTTGATGCGTAATGGTTCTAGTTTGTGGATTAATACTCCACAAACTTCTATTACGAGTGTGGGTACTTTGACTGCTGGAACTGTTCCTGCAACATTGTTGTCAGGCACAGTTGCTTCTGCACGTATTAGTGGATCTTATACGGGTATTACGGGTTTGGGTACTGTCACTGTTGGTGATATTTCTTCAACGCTTTTAAGTGGGACTATTGCTTCTGCAAGGTTGAGTGGTTCTTATACGGGTATTACTGGTGTAGGAACTTTGACTGCTGGTACGTGGAATGGTTCTCTTGTTGCAGGTCAGTATGGTGGCACTGGTGTTGCTAACACTGGTAAAACTATAACGATTGGTGGCAACTTTACTACATCAGGTGCTTTTACTACTACGCTGACTGTCACTGCCAATACGAGTGTGACGTTGCCAACGTCGGGTACGTTGGCAACTACTGATGCTTCTAGTTTAACAAGTGGACTTCTTGCTTCTGCTCGTCTTAGTGGGTCGTATACGGGTATTACTTCTATAGGTACTTTGTCTACTTTGACTGTTGATGGCGCTTCTTCTGCTGCTTTCACTCTTGGTGACTGGGGGCCGAATGGCAACTATGGTGGCGTTATAGGCAACAAGGGTTATTTGCTTATTGGCAATAACTCTAGTGATGCCATCATGTATTTACGTACCTCAAGTGCTGGCACTGTCAATATTGGTGCTAATGGTGCTAACACCCTTATTGTTGGCGATGGTAGTTCTACTGCTACTAACATTGCTGGTTTGTTAACTACAGGAAATATTTGGAATACATCTACCGCAACGACAACATTGACTGGTTTTCAGTATGTCGTCAGGTCAACAAGTATTTATCCTGCGTATTATCATTTTACTTCTATGCGTGAAGGTAAACGCAATATTCAGACTTTCACTGATAGTGGTGTATTGATTGATCAGTTGAATCCTGTGACTTATCAAGCAAAGATAGATGAGACTGATGACGAGGTTACTTCTGCTTGGAAAGACGCTGACCTTGAGTATGGGTTTATTGCTGAAGAAGTTGCTGAGGTTGGTACAGGGTTTTTGGCTCAGTATGAGGATGATGGCGAAGGAAACTTGAAGCCTGCTGGCTGGAAGTTTCATGGTGTTGTATCTGTTCTTGTGGCAGAGGTTAAGGATTTGCGTAGTCGTTTGAAAGCATTGGAAGGTGCAAAATGAGTGAACAATCACAGGTAGATGCAGGCAAAGTTATTGAATCTTTGCTACGACAAGTAACTGAATATGCTCAGAAGGTTGCCTTGTTGGAGGCTTTTGTGGCTTCTGTGGATAAGGGTGAGGGTAACGAAAAGGGTGATTAGTGATGGCTTACACTGATATAGGTTTAAACTACGAACCTCAAAAGCGTAACGCTGCTATGCAGCGTGACGCTTCTTTAGCCATGAACGCATTTAGCCGCATGTTGTCGCAGCAACGTGGCGCTCGTGATGTTATGGCTACTGACAAGGCTGCTTCTAAAGGTCTTGAGGGTTTCGGGGCTGGGTATGGCAAGCGTGGTTTGCGTAATAGTGGCATTTTTAAAGGTGCTACTTCTGATTATTCGCAGAACTGGATGAACCAACGTAACGATCAGTTGGATGCTTTGCGTCAGCAGTTAGCACAGTACGACTTGCAGGATGCCCAGTCGCAGGCTGGATATACGAATACTTTGGCTGATATTGAATTAGCGAAGCAGCGTGACATTTTGTCTACGGCTGCTTCTTTAGCGGGCTTACGCCCATTTTTAGGAGCGTGAGTTATGGCTAGTGCTGATCAGATACAACGGCAAGCAGACCGTAAAAAGAATGTTGGTAAACGTCTTACTCCTATGCAGGATATGTATGACACTGGCGTTCCTGTTTGGAAACAGATGGGTAATCCCATTGTTGCTGCTGCAGCAGATCTTGGTAGTCAAGGTCAGTTGAATGCAAGTGGTTTAGGTAAATGGTATGACGTGAGCACTGCTGTGCGTGGTGCTAATGCTGCTAATTCAAGCAATAAACCAAAACCACCTGTAAGTAGCAACACTGGAAAGACTCAAAATACTAATGCTCCTTTACTCGCAGCGTTAACAAAGTATGCGACTGGTATGAATAATTCTGCTGTTAATCCTATGATCGATAGTGGGTATGGTCAGTTGTCTGCTGATGCTCAGGCTCGTGCTAAAGCACAGCAGGATATGATTGATCAGTTTTATGGTGGTGCTGAAGCACAACTTGGTAGTTTAAACACAGATGCGTTAGCAATGTTGGAAAGAATGTATAACCAAACTGCTGGCGAAATTAACACTCAGTCTGATGCTGGTCGTGCAACTATTGACGAGACCACTCAAAGAGCCTTAGAGGCTCTTGGTGGTCAAGGTAATCCTTATGCTGGACTGCAGATGGTTAATGCTCCTGCTGTGAGCGATCCTATGGCTGCTTATAGTCAGGCTGCAGGTGCTCCTCAGGGTGGCATCCAAGCGTTGCAAGATATGTTGCAATCACAAAATGCGACGACAGGTGGGGGATTCAATAACCTTGCTCAGTTGTTGGGTGCTTCTCAGCAGGCTTCTCAGCAGTCTCGTATTGGCGATGTGAATGTGGCTCGTGCTGGCGCTCAGCAAGATTTGTCTGCTAATCAGCGTGCTGCAGCGTTGCAGGCGTTGCAGCAGTCTACGCAGGCTCGTCAGGCTCAGCAGGGTACGTATATGCAACAGTTGCTTGGTTTGGGTCAGGGTCGTTTGCAGGCTGGTTTGCAGAATCAGACTGGCTTGGGTGATCTCTTGAATCAGTTGGGTGCTGGTCAGTTGCAGGCGAACTTGAGTCAACAGCAGAATACTCAGGGTCGTCAGGATACTTTGATGCAACAGTTGTTGGGTCTTGCTGGTCAGGGTATTGATGTGTCGCAGATTATGGCTCTTCTTGGAGGACAATAATGGCCCCGAAAATTAATGATCCTTTGGCTTTGATTCAATATTTGCAGAATGGTTCAGGTGGGAAGTCACCTTCACCTTCGTCGCAGTTGAACTATCAGCAGGATCTTTTGTCGACGCTATTTAATCCTCAGTTTGCTGCTGCTAATGACATGTATGATCCTTTGTCTTTAACTTCTACACCTTTTCAGTTTGCGACACCAGTTTTAACTGGTGCGCTAAATAGTGCTACTCCTATTTGGCAAGAGGTTGCTCAAGCAATTATGAGTGGAACTATTGATCGTCAGAACGCTATTAGTGCTGTTGCTGAGGCTTTGGGTGTTGACGAGTATTCGACTGGTGCTGGTCTTACTATTGCTGATGTTAAATCTCAGATTGACTCAATGTTTAAAGAGGCTGGAGATAAACAAAACGCAGAGTTTAAGTATCAAGAAGATCTACGCAATTCTGAACAAAGCAATGTTTATGGTAAGGCTGGCTTGCCTCAACCTACTGAACAGTACACGCTTGATACGATGCCTATAAGTTCTGATTTGCAAAATATGTTTGCTCGTTTGCAATCTCAAAATACTGCTTTAAGTTCTAAGGCTTCCGAGGCAAAGGGTGCTACTAAATTGGCTAAGGCTCGTATGCTTGCTTACGCCAAAGATAATCCTACGACAGTTGACGAGTCAGCCCCTGTTGTTAACCCGATTCCTAATTCTGAATCTGACGTTAAAGCCTTGGCTAAAAAGTTAAATATTTCTGAGCAGTGGCTTCTTGATCGTTGGCGTGAAGATGATGATACATGGATTCCAGTTTATGAAGGCAACGACATTGTTAGTTATCGTCATCCAACTGCGATAGAGAAACGTGATAGTTGGCTTCCTAAAATGCAAAGCATTTTGGAAACCACTGGCAACCCTCTCATGGATAAGCCTGACCAAATTAATCGTGATCGCGCACAAGCAGTTCTTGGCTATAAGTCTGCTGGTGGCTTGATTACTGGGCTGCCTGTTTCTGCTGCTGATAAGCGTGAAACACAGTTAATGACTAATCGCGCTGCAAGCAATTCTGCTAATACTTTGAATGCCGAAAAAGAATATAGGCAAATGAAGGACATGTTGGCTCGTGCCTCTGCAACTGCGGGGAATAAGCAGATTGGTGAGTTGTTGGCTCTTAAACTTGCTGATAGAACACCTCTTTCTGATGCTTTAAATCAACGTGCTATGGGGCTTACAGGAAGGTAACAACCTTACCTATTAGTGATGGCTGTTTATAATCCTCGTCTTGATCTTGCTCGTGCTGCCAAGCAGCAGGCTACATCTGCTTCGGTTCAGACACTCAAAAGTGTTCTGAACCAGCAGACAATTGGTAGCACTCTCCGTAAGGACTACACCAATGGTGGTGCTGGTGCTCAAGGTCCACCTGATGTTGGTGGCTGGAAGGGTTTCCTCACTGACGTATTGGAGTCGCCTGTTGGGCAAGTCGTTGCTAAGGCTGGAGAAGTTATCTCTATCCCTCAACGTCTTTTGATTTCTCCTATTAAAGAAATCAAAGACTATCTAGATAACGATCCGAATACTAAGGCTTCGTGGGACGATCTTGGCAAGCAGGTTTTTGATCCTACTTTTGGTTTCGGTAAAGTCATTGGTGACTTGACAGATAGTGCTTGGGTTAATCGTGGTTTAGGATTTGTTGGTGACGTTCTTCTTGACCCATTGACGTATGTGACGTTGGGTGGTGGCAAGATCGCTGCTGGTATGAAGCAGTTGGACGAGTTCGGTAATGTCATGAAGGGTGCTAAGGGCATCTCAATGGCTGGCAAAGAAGGACGTTTGGCTCTTGCTACACGTTACTTAGATAAGGGTGGCGACGCTTCTAAGGCTGCAGCAATTGCACGTTATGGTCGTTCTGCTCTTGACGCTAAAGACTTCACTGATCTTGCTTTGGGTGTTGATCGTGCAGGCTTGTACTTCATGGGTAAGCGCATTAAAGGTACGACACGTTTGGGTGAGGGTTTTGAAAAGGGCTTTTCGTCGATGCGTACGTGGAGTGGTGACCATGTGTTTAAGCGTGCTGCAGAGTTGTTTACCCCTGAGGATGCTGCTGCTGCTCGTAAGGCTTTGGCTCGTGGTACTGCACCGCCTGAGCGTGCAGAAAAGTATTTGCGTACTGTTATCTCTTTGAATAACCATCGTGCTGAGTCTGCTAAAGAGTTGCGTTATGCTCAAGGCGAGATCTATAAGATGGTTGAAGAAATTGGTACGGGTGAATGGAAACTTCACTCTAAGAATGTTTATAAGATTCTTGAGGGTCAAGCGAGCACCTCTACGGGTGCTGCGCTTGATGCAGAGATGCGTATTGCTGAACGTGTCAAACAAATGTTTGGTGATCTTTGGAGTCGTGTAGATAACTCTGCTCTTGCTACTGACCCTGCTGCACCTATTGGGAAGATTGAAAACTATTTTCCTCACACGATGACTGATGATGCTTATCGTTTTATCGCTGATAAGAGCAACGACAATGCGAATAACCTTCGTGATTTGTTGTTTAACCCTCTTGATAATGCTGGTGCGTTTAAGCATCGTATGCAGTTGGGTGACGAGTTCTTCGGTACTGTTTTGGAAAAGCCTGAGCAGTTGACTATTGATGGTTTGAATACGATTGCTCGTGATGGTGGTTTCAAGGGTGACTTCTTTGAGAGCGATATTAATCGTGTGCTCGATAAGTATTCTGCTCAGTATGGTGATCAGATGGGCATTATTGCTCGACGCAAGTATCTTGTAGATACTGGCGTGTTGCAAGAGGCTAATGCAAAACTTGTTTTTGATAAAGGTATTTTGCGACGACAGCAACGTCTTGTTAATCGTACTGTTGCTCAGCGTGAAAAGAATCTTGGTGAGGCAACCAAGATCTTTGATGATCTTGGCGACACTTTGTTGAAGCATCTGAATATGCAGGCTGACAGTTTTGAATGGGTTACCAATGAGGCTGGCGATTTTATTTTAGATGCTGCTGGCAAACGCATCAAAGCGCCTTTGCAGCGTATGCGTGATGAGGCTAGAAATATTATTTTGACTGGCGCTAAGGCTAAGCAGTTTGAGTGGTCTGCTCGTCAAGGCTTGGACGCTGCTCTTACTGTGTTGCGTCAAAGCCAAGACAGTTTGCGTAGTTTATATGACGACATACCTGAGGTTGTTCGTGTCGCTGAAAGTCGTTTGACTGCAACAACTGAACGTATCAGAGTTCTTGATGAGAAGATTGCTGCTGGTCAAGTTGAGGTAGCAGACATTATTGAGGAAAGTTCTAGAATCAAAACTGAGTTGCAGGGCATTCAGCAGAGTGAACAGTTGTTGCAACTTCATGGCAATGTTCTTAACAATCATTTAGATCGCATTGCCAATATGGACAATGTCGATGATCTTGCTGAGTATGCAGATCTTATTAATGCTGCTCGCACTCCTTTCATTGTTAACGACGATGTTCAAGGTACGTTGACTGCTCGTGTTCAAGGAAGACTTACTCCTACTAAAGAGGAACAAGTTAACCCAATGGGCATGTATAACACGATGCGTCGTAACATCAAGAATGAAGCAATCACTCTTGATGATGGCACTGTTCTTCCTGCTGGGCAGATGAGTGCTCAGAAAGAACGTATTCTTTCTAAGCGTTACCGTGATGCTGGTGGACAGTTTGAAGATGATATTCCTGCTTTGGTTGATACAGACTTGTGGCGTGCTGCCAACCCTGAGGGGTTGACACCTGCTAGTCGTATTGATCCAAGTCGTGTTACTCAGATGAATGCCGAAAAGTTACGCACTGTTGTTAACAGTGCGTTGCGTGGTGAAGCAAGCATTCGTGACATGCGTACTGCTGTTTTACGTATTGCTGCTGAGGGAAATATTTCTTATGACGAGTTAATTGAGGTTGCTGAGCAGTCTGCTCGTATTGACGATTTCTTTACTCGTCTTTTGAACGCACGAAAAAATTCTAAGAATTTTGTTGTGCTTCAATCTGCCAAGGATGATCTTGGTAAATTCAGTGGAGATATTAAGGGCGCTGCGCATCAATATATTGCTTCAGCAAAACTTGTTGGACAGTTGGAGCAGGCTGGTGCTGATCCAACTGCGCTTGTCCCTGTTGCGATGTTGCAGGAGTTTCTTGATCGTCCTGAGTATGAGTCTTTACGTGCGTTGTTTGATCCTTACTTGCAGGAGGAAGTGGATTACGCTGCTCTTGCTGGCATGACTCAAGTTGCTGATGCTGGTGAAATTGCTGGTGTTAACGCATTTGATCAACCTGCTTCTGTCGTCCGTATGAGACAGGGTGATGTTGTTGCACCTTTCGCAAAAGAGGCTGATCAGGTTGAACCTCTTACGTTTGGTCAGATGACAGACATTCTTCGTAGGTCTGTTGATAGTTCTATGGCGCAAGAATTCACCATCACTGTTGGTGGTGGTGGTCAGATGGCTGGTCTTATTAACCAGCAGGGCAGAACACTTAATGTTCGCATTAATGATTATCTAGATATGTTTGATGAGCATGTTGATAATTTTGATTCATTTGACACTATCGATCAATCTTTGGATGAATGGATTAATGCTGATCCTCGTAGTTTGATTACTGGTCGTGGAACTGTGCGTGGTGGTGGTGAGGAAATTGGTTTCCCCACTATGGTTGATCGTCCTGACATGTTTGGTGATGGTATTAAACGTGATGCTGCTGATGGCATGATGTCGTTGCGTCAAGAGATACGCAACATTCAAGATGAACTAGATAGTTTTAACGTCACTTACTTTGACTCTAAGACTGGTAAGCCTTTGGATTTACAAGGCAACAAACTTGACGTTAATACGTCAAGTCTTGCTCAGAAGGCTGCAGACGAAGCCAAGAAAGATTTGCAACGACTCCTTGTTGAGATCTACTTTAAGGCTGAGGTGACTAAGCGTCAGAAACTTTTAGTTAACTCGCTTGCTCCTTTCGGTCTTGTTCCGACGCAAGATTATATGCGTCGTGTTGTTAACTCTGTTGCTAAGCATTTTGGTAATAGTGCGAACGCTGAGGCTCGCACTGTTAACAGGGGTCTTATTGCTTTGCGTGATGTGTTGCAGGAAGTTGAACGTCAGGATTGGACTGGTCGTGAGGCCGAGTTGTTTGACGTTATTAATAAGGCGATTAATGGTAGTGGTGCTGGTGCTGTTGTCAGTAAGTTTGGTAATCGTAGTGATGCTAAGCGTTTGTTGAGAGAGTGGCGTATTCGTGGTGGTGTTGGTAAGGACACTGGTCGGGCTGGACAGTTACTTAAGGAACGTCGTGCTTTAATTGAGGGTACTCCTAGGTACGAGCAAGTGCAAAAAGAAATTTTTGAACTTAGTCAAGAACGTGTTCGTTTTACTACTGAGCAACTTGTTCCTTGGTATTACGCTGCTTATGGCGACAATGGTCTTGTTCCCACTAACCCTGAGATTATGGAAGCGTTGAAAACGCTTGCTGAAGTTAAAACTAATTATGGCAATCTTGCTGCTGATGCTACTGCTAGAGATCAGATCAAGTGGGTTCGTACTGTTATTAAGACGATGGAAGATCATCAACTTGATTTTAATAGGAATAGTCGTTGGCTTTCTGATGCTGCTGATCCTTTTATTAATCTTGACAATTTAGTTATTGGTGGTGTTAAGCGTAGTCGTCGTGGTACGACTGACAGGTTGCCAAGTTTGTATGCGTATAACTTGACTGAGATTGCTGATGATTGGGAGAAGGGTGCTGCTCGTTTGGCTAGTGCAGAATCTGCTTCTGCACAAGCCATTAAAGCACAGGCAGATTTTGCTGCGCAACGACAGACAGCGGAGCAGATCCTTGCTGCTAACGTTGATCCTTCTAAGTCTTTGCCTCAGTCTTTTGATGGTGCTAATCAACTTCAACTTGAACGTGCGTTGAGAGCACATCAAGATTTGGTGACGTTGCAGTCAGGTATTATGCATTCGTCTGCTAAGGATCGTGAAGAGTTGCATTCTATTTTGAGTGATCTTGCTCGTTATAACATTGCAGAGGACACACCTTTTACTCGTATTGAATCTCCTACTGCTGTTGCTAAGAAATTACTTCAGCAAGGTACACCCATCTATGTTAAGAAAGGTGAGGTTTGGAAAGAAGTTAAGTCTATCGACGACATTGTTGAAGGTACTAACTATGCTGTCCATAATCAGGGTGCTGGGCTTAAAGATGTCAATGCTGTCAATAAGGCTCATGCTGGTTATTTGAAGTTTCAGAAAGAACATGAAGTAACTGTTAATCTTGTTGCAACTGCTGAAAAAAAAGTTAAAGATATTGACGCTCGTCTTGTCGCTGCACGCACCAAGCCTAAGAATGTTAAAGATCTTTATGAGGTTGCAGATATTGAGAATGAGTTACTTGCTGCCAAGAAAGAATTAGAAGCGGCTCGTCGTACAAATTCTGAGGATTACAAACGCATGATGACTGCTAAGTCATCATTTGATTCTTCAATGAATATTATTGGCAATGGTGGCACTCGTCCTGTCATGGTTAATGGTGAGCAACTGACTTTGAGTCAAGTTGAATTTGAATCACTGTTTATCTCAGGCGGTGACAAGAAGGCTGTTGATGCTCTTCTTGCTAAGCGTGAGGCTGTGCGTACCCGTCAGGTTCAGGTTGCTAAAAAAGAATGGGCTGTTAATGTCCAAAACTATTTGAAGTCTTTGGATGAGATTGGTGTTGCTCGTGGTGCTAAGCGAGTTGCAAATAGATCCTATGCTGGTGTCGACACGGGTCGACAGGTGTTGAAAACTCGTGCTGCTAACGAGTTGAAGGCAAAGATTGCTGCTGTTGAAGAGAACTTGCGTTTGATGTTCGAGAAAGAAGACATTGGCGATATTCTTTTCTATCAGAAGAGTATTCAAAAACAAATTAGAAATTTGAAAGAATCTCAAGATGCGATCTTGGGAGATCTTGTTAATCAGTCACGCATCAAGGCTGGTTATAGAGTGGAACGTGAAGCACTCACTGGCAACAATGCTATTACACGAGGCATTGATGATTTCATTGACAAGGCTAATAAGAGAATGAATGCTCTTGTTGCCAGCACTGAAGAGTCGGGTGAAAAACTTGTTGAACTTCAGAAGTGGGCCGATCATTACGACATTCTTGTTTCGGCATCTAGACCTGAACAGCAGTCTGCTGCTTTGGCTAAGTTGCATCAAGTTGTTCGTGCTATTAACAATGGCGAGATGACTCGTGAAGAGTTCATGTATGGCTTTGAAAAAGTTAACAAAAACGTTAAGCAGATTGATGTAAGCGACAAGATTAGTAATGAGATTCTTGAGAAGAGAGTTAAGTTCTTGAATGATTCATGGCTTCCTTCTGTTGAGAAGAAGCACATGGATGCTGAACATCTTTTAGAGAACTCTGTTCAGAAAGAACTTTGGGATAAATCTGTTTCTACAGCGACAGACATGACTGATCATGCTAACAAATTACGTTTGGAAGCAGAGAAGGCTTCAGGTCGTTTCAGCGACCCTGAAGCCCCATACGGTTACGATTACAGCCTTGCTACTGGTACGTACACTAAGCGTGAAGCACCAGTAGTTGGTGTCGCTGGTGCGCAGAAGAACATTGATGATCTTTCTGTTCAGTCAAGGAGAACGCTTCAGAACATTACTAGTTCTACTGATGGTGTTGTCGACGCAGAGAAGATGTACTCTGATCTTCTTGCTGCTGGAAAGAGCGAAGCAGATGCGATGCGTGCAGTCGCTGCTGCAGCATCTGAAGCAGTGCCTGCTAGTGGTGCGAACAAACTGCTTCCTGCTGGAACGCAAGAAGCAGTTGATACGGCGCTGAAGTATCCTAAGGGACGTAGGGCTGCTGTTGAGCGTATGACAGATGAGTTGAAGGTTCAGGCTCAGATTCAGGATATGGCTGATGAGTTGCAGATTTTTAATGCTCTTGAACGTGCAGCGTTTACTGAATTGGCTGAAAACAGAGTGTCACGTAACTTCTTGATTCAAGTCGCTGATGGCTTGAAGCAGCAAATAGAAGACATTGTGCCTTGGGAACGTGAACTAATTGCTGGAGAACGGAAAGTTGTTTTTGATGAGTATCAGAACTTCATGTCTGCTTGGGTTACTCACCAACGTGCTGCTATTGCTTTGGATCAGTCTCGTGTTGCTCGTGAAGAGTTGCCTACTTGGTGGAAGACTTATGCTGAACCAATCCGTAAAGAACGTGATCGTGTTCTAGCGAACATTGCTGACATTGAGAAGAACATTCCTCGTGACGCTAATGGTCGTTTGCAGATGGCTGAACTTCTTGATTGGTTGGATAACAACGACACCATCTTTGATGGTTTGTTGTCTTATGATCAGATGAATGTGATTGACAAACTTCGCATTCAAGCACAGGGCGCTCATATGGCTTTGATTAATTCGCAGGATCAGGCTCGTGATGCTATTGATGCGATGCGTGCTTTGCGTAATGGCGAGTGGGGCGCAAGTGTTGTACGTCAGGCTAAGCAAGGTTTTGTGACGCTTGAGAAGATTGGTATGCCTTCGTATCAAGCAGAGAAGTGGCTTGCTGAGATGTTGACTAACTTCTCTCGTTTTGAACAACCCGAATTTGTTCGTGGTATCAACAAGTTCCTTGGTCGATACACATCGTTCTTCAAGGCTGGTGCTGTAGGAACTCCAGGATTTGTTGTTCGTAACGCTTTGGGTAACACGTTTATGATTGTTGCTGCAGGTGCTGACCTGCGCAACATGAATAAGGGTATTGAGTTGTATCGTTTGTGGAACGCTGCTGTTAAACGTGGTGGCGAAGAGGCATGGCTTTCCACACTTGAGAAGAGTGAGCAGGCACTTGTACGCAATGCTGTTAGGGCTATGGACGCTTCGGGTTATGGTCGTGCAGCAGATGCGCTTAAAGGTTTCCGTCCTAAGCGTAAGTGGTTAACAGACAACCGTATGTATACGGCGTTGCGTAAGGCTAACGAGTACGCTGAAGGTTCTGCACGTTTCATGTTGGCTTACGACTCTGTCGTTAAGGGTGCTGACTTTAACATGGCTACTGCTCGTGTGAAGCGTTACTTGTTTGACTATGCGACTAAGTCTCCTGCTGATCAGGTGATGGGTTCTATTGTGCCATTTTGGTTTTGGATGTCTCGCAACCTGCCGTTGCAGATTGCGAATCAGTATCAGAATCCTCGTGCATACTTGATGTACCAAAAGGGTATGAGGGCTATTGGTCAGGACGATTCGGAAGATGTTGTTCCTTCTTGGATGAAGGAACAAGGCGCTGTGAAGTTGACTTCCAATTGGTTCTTGTCACCTGATCTTGGGTTCAACCGTGTTAATGAGCAGTTGCAACAGTTCGCTGAGCCTAAGCGTTTGTTGTCGTATGTGAACCCTGCGTTGCGTGTCCCGTTTGAAACTTTGTTGAGTGAGAAGCGTTTGTACAACGACGTTCCTTTCACTGATCGTCCTCAGCAGGCTATTGGTGGGCCGTTGTCGCCTGCCGTACAGGCTTTAGCGAGTGTGCTTGGTCAGTCACGTCAGTTGCCTGATGGGCAACAGGGTGTGACTGACAAGTTGAACTATGGGTTGATGGGTTTGATTCCACAAATCGCTCAGGGTGAAAGACTTTTGCCTGCCACTGATTTGTATCAAGGTCGTCAGGCTGGTTCTATCTTGTCGTTCTTGGGTGTTCCTGTTCGTCAGGTCACTCCTGAGATGAGGGATCGTGAGAAGCGACGACAGGTCATGGAGAGCGAGGCTCTTCGTAATATTGCTATTGGAGGTCAGTAATGGGTTTGTTTACTAAGAAGCGTCCTTATACGGGTTGGGATGGCAACAGTAAAGGGAAGTTAAAAGGCACAGAAAAGTTCAAGGACTGGGTTGTGTTCTTGAATGGTGGCAAGATTAAAAGTCTTGGTACGTGGAATGTTCGTTTGCAACGTGAGCATGACAAGCCGAGTATTCATGGCACTGGTCGTGCTATTGATTTGCGTTACGCCAACCGTGAAGACGGTTTGGCGTTGATGGATTTCTTGGTGCGTCATGCTGAGGCTTTTGGTTTGGAATACATTGGTGATTATCTTGGTGGACCTTTTGGTCGTGGCTGGCGCTGTGATCGTGATGGGTGGCAGGTATACAAAAAACCCACCATTGGTAGTGGTGGGTCGTGGATTCATGTTGAACTCAGCCCCAGCGTAGCCAGCGATGCTGGCTACGTGGATGCTGTGTTTGCTTGTTTGTTGAAGCCTGTTAAGACATCTTAGATTCGAGTGCTTCTACTACTTGGGTGATGAACGACATCAGTTCCATCACTGCCATTATGTTTCCTTCTACTGCAGATAAGTAGGCGTTAATAAATCCGACTGCTCCTTCGTGGGGGATTCTTAATACCAGTTCGTAGTAAGTGTTTGCGTCTGACTCAATTCTTTCTGCTCGTGCTTGTAGGTCTTCAATGTCTTTGGGATCAAATGAGTTTAAGAATTCGTCGCTCATGGTAAGCACTCATCTTGGTTGAACCTGTAGATGGGGATACATGGGTCGTCGTATTCTTCAAATAGTTCTTCTTCTTCGGGGGTGTAGTAGCCATCGTGCATTGCGCAATGGAACGTCATCCATCCTTTACGTACGCCGTGTTGCAGCCATGCGAACTTGTCGTTGTAAACATTTGTCATGTCATCCACGTTTGTCCTCCTTGATCATTGATGCGATGAGAACAAAGTTGATGATGAGACTTGCGATTACCATCAGGTCATACATGTTTCTTACCTCTTTCTTTTTCTACTGCTGGCATTGTTTTGTTTTTAACATCGTAGATAGACGTAAGGTATGCCTTCGGCACACCTCGTTGTACTGCTTCTCTGATCAGTTCGTCTAACAGTTCGTCAAGCAGTTTCAGGTTCGTTAGTCTCATCAACGAAGTTCTCCTTGATTCGTTCTGCTGTCGCACCAATTGTGTCGATGATCGTCGGATCATCTTTTGCCATGTACAACACTGTCGCTATTGTGAGCGCAGCGATGTCTTCAAACGACAGTGGTTTGTTAATTGGTTCATGTTCTTCGGTCATGACTCCTCTTTCAAGTTAAGTTTGAATGTTCCATTGCTAAGCATTCTTGCGATAGCGGAGTAGCCAACGATGTCCATCCACGTATCAATAACAGATTCGTTTTGTGGTTTGCTTCCACGCTTCTCAAGAGTTTTTAGTCTTGCGATCTTATCGCAAAGACGTACTGCCAATCCGATGAGACCAAAACCTAAAATGTTTTGGTGACCATAATCTTTTTGTTTTCTTACAAGAAGGTTGGTCATGTCTTCAGTGTTCCATACACCAACAGATTTAAGATGTGATGCAGCGAGTAAACCGAGATCGCCCATGTCCATCTCTGCTGCTTCTTCATAAATGGTGTCGTACACGAAGCCTGTGAGGTTCAATACGAACTTGTCCAGTTCGTTGGTTTCTACTTTGCGTTTAGTAGAGAACGTGTCCATGCTCTTCAGTGTCGCTTCTGCTGCCTCGTCCCATGTGTCAAACATGTCGTACCTTTCGTTGAGTGTTTTGTTTGTTGTGAGTAGTTGTCGTAGTTCTTCAATTGCTTTGTTAGCCAAACGCCATGCGTGAGGTTTGCTCACGCCAAGGCGTTCACCAAGTTTGCTGTACGGGATTCCTTCATAGAAGATTGCCTCGACACAGAACTTTGATTGCGGTGACAGCAACTCAATCGCATCCTGCACTGCCTCAATGTGGGAAGTGTTATCGGATTCGATAATGTCGCCATGTTGTAGCAGCCAATCCATTTCTGTTACTGGTTTTGCTGCGAGCAGATCAGGGTTGAATGTCATGGCGAATCGGTTCTGTTGGGAAGTAGTCAATGTGTAGAGCAAAGTATGGTTTGTTGTTGTCAGGGAATCTGTCAACCTCACCGAATTTGTGGAATGCTTTGACCCAGTCTGCTAGTGGTGCGACCCAGTAGCGTTTCTTGCTTGAGTCCCAAATCCAAAGGTTGACTGGTCCTACTGCTTGCCATACTGACATTGATGTCAGTTTGTCAAAGCGTGTCTTCAGTAGGCTGTCTCCTCTAGAAGCGCATCCCATGACTTCGTATAAGCCATCGGGGAGCATGTAGTCGGGTGCGTACCGCATGGTGTCACGCATGTTGCGTGTATCAAATGCTGGTCGCAACATCCCAAGCCTGTGGGCTGTGGGATGGACAGATTCAAATGCTGTCTCTGCTGTGTCACCCATCTGTTTGATGCGTGATGACCAAGGCTGGTTCTTGTAGTTGCTCATGCTTTCACCGCCGTGATCTTGACGACTTGTGAGTCGTCCTTCCATGCGACACCGTTCAAACCATCAAGGATGGTTTTAACGTAGTTGTCTATGTCGCCACGTAACGTTGTTTTGGAATCAAGGTCAACTCGTTCAACGATGACTGCAGCACCATCTTTGTCAACGACAATGTGTACTGCTACTTCACCTTCAAACACTGGCCCATCCCATGCAGCAGCAATATCTTTTTCTGCTTTAACAGTTTTTGCTGCCGTGTACATGAACACTTTGCCAGCCTTTGTGACTGCTGCTCGTGGTCTGTCTTTCGGGTGTGGTCGTCCCTCTATGAAGATTGAATGTGACCGTATGCTCGAACCAGTAACTTCTCCAGTTCCAGTCGTCCCACTTCGCCTCGTATCAGATATTTTCCCCATCTTAAATCAGCATCCTCCAAGATACTCATGGCATCCTCAGGATTGAGAGATGCTTTACGACATTCGTGTGCTAAATGCGTCAGCGTTGTTGATCTGTCACGTCCCTCAATAGGTCCATCTCTGAAGATGGCTCTACCTAGTGGTGTCAGTCGTCGTGCCGACTCTGCCATGTCATGTGAAGGTGCGCTGACAGTGTAGGTAACTGTCGGCTCTTTGTACATTGCAGCGATTCGTGCAATGACATCTTGTGGTGTTCGTTGTTCAAGTGCTTGAGGTACGAACACTTCAATCGGGATCGGTTGTAGATCACGTGTGACCATGACACGTTCGTTCAAGCCACCTGAGTTCGGGTAGGGCAAACGTACGTAGTTACCGACTTGTCCAGTAGCAAGTTTCTCTTGCTTCGGGTTGACTTCTTTCGCTGGGAGTTCAATGACTTTGTGTGCAGCGAGGAACATGCGTCGCATCTGCGACGCTGGAATCAGGTTGTGAGTGAACACCCAAATGTGGTAGCCACGACGAGTCTTCTCTACCCACGACACAACACCTGCAGCCTCGAATGCGTCATGCAGAAGCCATGCTTCATCAGGATTGTCGTAGTCAATGTCAGTGCATCCCCACACGCAGTGGATCTCTCCACCAACAGGGACTGATGGGTACACGCCAATGAATGGTCCTGAATCTAGATGGTTAGCAAAGTGTGATGGTGTCAACGTGGACTTTACGCATCCACCATCCCATGAACCATAGGCATCGCCACGTCCACGAAACAGTGCGATAAAACCACCGCAGATTGCTTCATCCATTTGCTGACTCTCTCAAGAACTGTGAAGGCAACTCGCCTTCACGCAGACGAGACAGACGACCCGAACCTTGTTCTATTTCAAAGTCAATGTCATCAATGAGACTTCCCGATGGACGCTTGTTCTTCACAAGGTTCAACGTGAGGGTGTGAGCGTGAATGCGTCCTTCGTAACGGAGGAAATCAAGTTGTTCCATCTGACGTTCCGACGCAGAAGACTTGTCCAGTTTGGCTTCAAGTTCACGGATCTGTGCATCAATTTCAAAACGCTTACGACGCACACCAATGATGTGTGTCGCTTGCTGTTCACCACCAAACGATCCTGATGAGATCGTCATCTTCTTACCTTCAGAACCTGACGTACGAGAAGTCTGATGAAGTACGAGAAGAGGAACATCGTGTCGTCGCCCCCATGCTTTAAGAGTGTTTGCTTTTGATGGCACATCTTCGCCACCACCTTGCAACAATTCGAGATAGTCAAATACGACAAGGTCAGGTTTCTGATTCCACATGTCGGACACTTCGGACATTGCTCGTTCCATATCGGACAGAGCCATTGGTTGATCTAAAACTGCAAGCGTTGGGAAGTGTTCGTTGGCTGTTTCTTTAAGTAAGTTGATTGCTGTTGGGTCATCTGCTGCGATCATTCGTTCCAAATCAATTGCGTTCACACCATGTGTGACGCAAGCAAGTTTGATAAGCACGAGTGTGCGAGGTTCATCAGGAACAAAGTAGATGATGTTTTTGTTGCGATTCGCTTTAAGCATCTCAAGCAACGTCAACGTCTTACCGCTGTGGCTGTATCCAATGATCAATGCCATCTCGCCAGCAGCGATGCCACGCATCTCACGATCCAAGTCGTTGAATCCAGTGTAGATACGTTCATGTGGAGACTGCGCCCAGCGAACGAATTCGTCTGCTGCGTCTTCCAATGGTTTGTAGTACGTATGTGGCTTCTGTTCCACTGGTGTTGTGGGGAGAGGCGATTCCTCGCCTCTCCCCAACGCTTCCCAGCGTGCAGCCAAATCAATGGCTGACATCAGTTAGCACCTCGTGGTGGCCAAAATGCTGCAGGCTCTTGACCTTCAACTGCGTCTGCCTGCTTGAACCAAGGACGCTTCGTGCCAACTGCTTGGTCACGATTGTCCCACACACGAGCCACGCCTGCCTTCTTGCATGCGGTGATCAACCAGTTAGGAAGATCGCCATGCTGCTTGCCTGCGACGACAATCGAGCCACCAGTTTGTGGTTGTGGTGATGCAGCCTTGGTGAACGTGGGCTTAGGTGCTTCAACTGTTTCTTCAACAGTTGAGTTAGGGAATGTCTGCTGAAGCATTTCAACACCGTGATCGGTAGTGAAACCATGTGCATTGTTAAGGGCTTCGCTCACTGCGTCAAAAGCGATAAGCCACTCTGCAATGTTGCTCATGGTGTTCGTGTCCTTCACGATCAGATCTGCAGCGATCTTTGCTGCAACCTGCGTGACGATGGATTGGTCTTTGCTGATCATTTTTGTGATCCTTCCTGTGGTTGTATGTCTGATGAAGTTAACTTGCTTCCTTTACAGATTGACCAGTACGAGCACCAAGTCTGACTACACAAGTAGTGTGTGTCATTCTTAGTCCACGAGTCATCTGTTCCGATTAAGAGTGCCTGCCTAATGAAAGGTCGGACCATCTCTTTAAGCCAATCGGCATGGCTTTCGTTACGGTGAACAGACAGTATTTGTGCCGATCCACCACGAACTAAAACCCCATACTTGAATGTTGCTGGGTATTCCAACCATCCATTAGCGACTGCTGCTGCAGCGTACATGGTTGGTTGAACTGCTTGCGACTGCTTGTCACGTTGGTTGTATTTACGTGCTGCAGTTTTCCAGTCCCACACACCTGTGGTGGTGAGACAGTCCATTGTTCCTTTGCCGTAGACAGTGATCTGCTCGTCACCGAGCATGAACTTGTCCAGTTCAAAATGGAATTCTTTTTCAACACCAACTACTTCGCCAACGTGGGGAAGAATGTTCTTGTCGAATTCTGTTACGAGTTCGTGTACGTAATCGTACAGTTGCTCGTTCGTGTACTTGACACGGTTGAAAGGTTCATCAAGGAGTCTGTTTAACTCTGCGAGTCCAACCTTGATGCCTTCACCCTTGCCTTCAAGGATGCTGGCGATGCCAGCATGGACTGCTGTGCCGAGGATGGTTGCATCGTTCGGCATGTTCCATTCTTCCCTGATCATTCCTTGACGACCACGTTCGTTGCACATGAGTGCGTCACCAATCCATGATTGGCGAACGTACACATCTGTACCGTGTTCACGCTTTTCAATTCTCATTGCTGTTCTCCTTTATATTTTTGTACGAATAGGTTTGCTTGATACGGCGACATCGTCACCCCGAACTTGCATTTTGCATACACACGGATCGCAACACTGGGGAAGCCCAATTGTACACGACCAACTATCTCATTGTGTTGTTCGTCAGTCATCTCGAATGGTGTCAACTTGCGACGTTGATTACGATCTGATTCTGTTAAACACGCTGTCTTCTTGATGATTGCGAACTCATCGTGGAACATGAGTTGCGCTGTCAAGAACTTGAATATCTTTGCGTCCGTCCAAGGGACGCAGAGATCTAGAAATTCTGCAATGTGTTCTCCTTGCCAACCGTTGACTGGGTCAACGAGAATCGGCGTTGGGGTCTTGACGACGACATCACAGAGACAGTCAATGTCGTGTGCGTCGACACCGCAGGTGTACGTGGGTAATTGTCTTGGCATTTTTTCTCCTTGTTTGTTTTGTTTACTGTATCAACCGAAGCCTTAGGGCTTCGGTTGATCTAGGACTAGTGGCTCGCTCTGCTCGCAGTATAACGACGACGTGTCGTCGTGCGGTGGAAACAAGTGTAGCCACACACTTTTGGTGTGTGGCTACATCTCACTTCTTATCTGTCTCTGTCATTGCTGGGTGACCAGTGTGTTTGCTGCATGTCGGCGCAGCCTTCAAAGGTAGATGTGTTGTTATCTTGCCTCCGCATTTGAGACACACCCAGCGTTTCAGATTGTCTGAATTAGAACGGCTCATTTCCGAACTCCTTGAAGTGGATGAATCGCTGTTCAAGGCTCAGTGACCAACATGCATCGTCGGCTAAGCCGACGATGCGATTGATCTCTGGAATGTCTTCAACAACTTCAGCGTCGTCATCATCAAACAATCTGTCGTAGCGAAGAATGTCGCCAGTCCATGAAGAACCAAAGTCAATTGATTTCTCCATGAGAAGACCGTCCTCGTCAATCGTTATGTGAACGATTGGTGTGAATGTGACTGTGTACCATTTCTTATTTGTTTCCATTATTCAACCTCCGTGATGATGTCTAGGACTTGTTGCTGGATTGCTACAAGAAGTTGCATGTCAACCTGCGATGCTTTCAACAGGTTCTTGTTGTCGATGTGCTTGAACATTTTGTTTGACAGGTTGTCAATCGCAATGCCGAGCGTTTTATGAAGAGCCATTACTTCTTCTAGGGATAGGTTTAATGTTAATTCTTGCATGTTGTTTCCTTCTGTTAGTTGGTGGATTGGTTTGGTGGGTGGCGCAAGCGCCACCCACCGATATTACATCAGGCGAAGGCTGAGACAGCCTTAGCAGTGAGTGGGAAGTCGTCACGTAGCAGACGACGAATCGACGCAACGTCACGTGAATTATTACGGATCACCGAACGATGCTGTTCGTAACCCTGCACAGCCATGACAGCATCAAACGCAGTCTCGCCACGAGTCTTCTCATTCCACTCTGCAACGATTGCATCCCATGCAGTGTCATACATGGACTGACTACGACCACTGTCCGTAGGACGTGAACCGATAACAGCAGGGATGACCTGCTGAGTCAGCGTGCGCTTAGTTGCATCAATATCTAGAAGACGATTGATCTCAAGATCGAACTGATCAAACGATGTCATCATCTCTTCAAGAGACTTGATAGCAGACACAGCGATGTCGTTTGCATTGCGTGTGTGACGAATCATGAACCCAGTCTGAGCATTCCAAGGAGTGAACGTGTTCTGACACACCCACAAGTTGTTCATGTACTTCACAGCAAGAGGGTACGAACCATCATGCGATGTATACACACCCATGTAGCGACTCATCGTGTCGCCATCCTTGCCAGTGTCGCCATCCTTACGAACAACCTTGACCATGTCACGGAACTCGATCACAAGGAACACAACCTTGCCACCCCACAGTTCTACAGCAGAGACAGGGAACGCATCACCACGTGCCTTCATGATCACGTCCGTGTACTGACCGAGCAACTCGTTCTGTACCTCGCCGTACTTCTCTGAATGCATACCAAGGATGCGCTGCTTGTCGGTTCGGATGATTGCAGCGTACTGATCTGCGTCTTCCTGAAGGAGTCCTAACTCCTGAAGGGTGCGCTTCTCAACAGTCCAGTCAAGCCCTGCAGTAACAAGCAGGTCACGTCCTGTGCGAATGTCATCAGTGATTGGTGTCTTGATACCGACGACTTCACCTTTGTTGTTGCGTGACTCTCCGAGTCCATGCCAAGGCACTTCACGGAACGCTCCGCTTGTGACTCCACCGATAACACCGTTCTTGTCGTAACCCATGATAATTTCTCCTTTGTTTGTTGTTGGTTGATTTGACTTACTTTAAAACTATACACGTTAGAACTGAACATGCGGTGTTATATCACCCCCCTACTTCTGTTGAACTTGCGCATTGCTTGCAGTGTTTCATGAGCGCCGACACTCTTGCCGATCTCATAAGCACACCAAATAGCGCCGACAACAAGCAAGCAGGCGCATAACAGGATGATGTAAACGATAATCATGATGACACCTTCGCAAACGCATCAGTAGCAGGGAACAACTCACGTTGCTTCATCAGATGTTTCAACCAAGACGCACGAGTCTTGGTTGTGACGTTGGTGCGCATACCAATGCACTCATGGACGATGTCACGAGTCAGGATGGAGTCACCAGTACGATGGATGTAATCCATGCGGTACACCGTGTACTGATCCAATAGGAAGTTGCGCTTACCAATAATGGTTTCTACTTCACTGAGTGATTCAAAGTAGTAGGACACTTCTTGTTCGTCCATCTTCTCTAACTCAGGTAAGCGTCCCTCAAACACATCATCGACAGGGAATGGGAAGAGACCACACTTGAATGTGCGACTATTACCTTCTGCATCTCTGCCATCAAGCATGATGAACTCACGCTCAACACCATCAAGCGTGTGCTTGACAGTCTCTGCAACGTCTTGCGAGTATGTCATGAGAGGTGAGAACATCTTCTCGTAGAAGCGGATGCGATGCCACATCTCTTCTGCTTCTTTCTCGTTGCGAATGTAACCAATAGCGACAGCCATAGTCACAAACACCATTGCTTTGTACTGTGGCTTGAGGTCAGAGTATTGCTCACCCCCCCAATGACTGTTGTACATCTGATTTAGATTCTCTGATGGGATATTTGTTTTGCTGAAGTCATAATCTAATGACATGATTTTCTCCTTTTGTTTGTTGTTGTTAGTTTAAATTTGTAAGACGTTCGTAAACACTTGACTCTGTATAACCATCTTTAACTGAGTATGCAGTCGCTACGTAACACTTGTCTTCGTAGTCATACCAAATGTTGATGTCATAACCCATGTGGGCAGTCCACCAATCATCACCTAACTCATTGCCATCAACAGTGTTGAATTGTTCTATAGCAAATTCAGTTAATAGATGACGCTCCTTTACGGTGAGCATTCTTCTTCCACTCATATTGCTCTCCAGTTTAGATCTTCCCAAATACGGGTTTTAACTACACGAATGGTTTGTTCAATGCCAAAGATCTCCCAACGTAAAGTCTTAGGGATATCGTTGTTGCCATCGACACGAGAGATGGCAATGATCTGATTCCATAGATCACCTTCACGCTCCCAAGGGTTGAGTGCCTCAAGGCGCTTCAACTCTTTGTGCCTCTCTTTCAGGCTTGCTAATACTTCTTTTGGATCTACCATGTCTGTTCCTTTCATGTTGTGTTGTGTTGGGTGAGTGTAAGGTGAGCGCACATGAGTGCGCCCACCCGACACGAATTAATACAGGTGTATTAAATCTCAGGAGACAGTCTCAACGTCCCAATCGGGATCATCAATGCTCACGTCAATATTGGTGACATCATCAGTGTCATCAGTGTCAATGTAATCAAGATCACCGTTGTCAGCAGCGTCACTGATGCGTGAATTGAACAGATCGTACAACTCGTCCTCATCGTACGACTTAGGAACACGAGCCGTGATAGTTACACGCTGAGTAGTGACGACATCAAACTTGAGTGTGCGCTCTTCGTAGAACGGACGCTGAAGAGTGTTGTCGTTGAACAACTGTTCAAGCATTCGCCACATGTCTGAATCTTCGGTCAGATAATCACGATCAACTAACTTGTCAATGAACATCTGAAACGAATCAACGAGTTCTGAGTGTTGACGATACGCCTCAGACAAACGCTCACGCTGGAAAGTGTTGGCTTGACTCAAACGAACATTGTCGGCAAGACGTTCGTTGTATTCATCAGTCTTGTTCATGATGTCAGTCAGACCGATTGGTTCGGCTTGCACTTCACTGAACTGATCATCGTAACGTGCTGACTTGTAGCCATTGACGACATAAGCCGCTAACTGATAATCATGAATGCGTGAGTCATGAATGATCTCGATAAGTGTCGTGGTCTTTTCCATTTTGGTTTCTCCTTGTGTTGTTGGTTGATTGAAAACTGTTACCTCATTGCTGTGTTCTAAATTCATTTCACTTTCCTTTCTTGTTTGTGGATGGATATACATTCTGCACTAGCAGATTCTTACGAGAGAGCGCATAGCCCTTCGCATACAGATCAACGAAGACCGAACGAGGATCGTTAAAGCGATCATCAGTGAGGTCACCGTCAATTACACGGTAGGCATCAACACCTAACGTGAGTTCTTTCATAACAGGTTCACCTTTCTTGCGATTGGTGACGACAGCAACACTGCCACCTGCACACAAGAACGCATCCATCAGATCAAGATGCTTACTCGTCTTCTCATTGAACGAATAGATAAGACGATAATTCTTTTGTATCTGATGACCATTCTCAACGAAGCGTTGCATCATCATTGGATCTTTCGTGTAGTCATAAGCCTGCACAGTGAGATCACCGAACAATTTCTGTGACACTGCCCACCAAGGCAGATCGCTATTGACATTCAAGCGCATCGACATGAGTCCGTATTTCTCTGTCGCTTGCATGATCTCGTGACGTAACACAAGCATGAATGCAGTAGGCATTGCAGCAAAGCAGTACGTACGCCAGTTACGTGCTGCTTGCACTTTATTGAACGAACCCTTGCCATGCTTAAGAACACACACCTTGATGCATGAACCTGCATTCTCACAAGTGTCGTACGTGACACCCTCAACGACAGTGCTACGAGCGCTGTTCATTGTGAGTGTGATCGTAGGCAAAGCATTCTTGGCGATCTTGAGATTGCCTTTGTCAGTTGACGTGAGTTTGCTAGGCGTGTTCTGCAGACCGAACATTGGTTTGAACTTTGCGAACTCTGCATACACATCTTTTGCATACTCCTTCCACTCTTGATCAGTCCACCGTTTAGAGTGACCCATATACAAATGGAATTCGTCGGCACGCTGTAAAAGCGTGTCGCTTAAGTTGATGATTTTCATTTCGTTTCCTTTCGGGTTGGTTTTTATATAGGTGTATTAATTAAGCAAGAAGAAAAACTTCCTGCCCATTCTCTTCAGTGATCGTGAACTGTGCGCCGACAGTCAAACTGTTCAGACGCTCAACAATATCTTGCGCAACATCCCACGCAATCTGCATCGCAATACCAAAGTCGTCAGACGCTTTGTCAAACTTGTTCGCCATCGCACGAAACACCGATGGACGCTGATCAATGTCGATGCCGAAATAATCTGCACATTCTTCAATGAACAGATCAAGAT